AACAAAATCAGGCCAAACTTCCTTTACAAAACCAAGAAAATCATTCTGATTTTTTTCCTGTTTTTCAAGTAATTTGTTCTTTAAAATATATTTGAGTGTCTGGGTGTCCAGCTTATCTAAGTTAGAAACAGTTTCCATTTTTTAAAAATTTTCTCCCTTAGGGTCCCCTATAACATTTTTCTATGTGATTGTCACTCTCAAACAAGCGTTTAGATTTTCGTAAAGCATGCTTATTGAAAAGGGGGGGTGACGGGTCGGAGATTGACGCATGGAGTTCTAAGTCCCGGGCGCCAGCTGCGACAATGTGTCGCGCCACTACATCTAGTCCCGGGCGAGTTATCCACAGGTTATCCACAATCTTTGACATTTAATGATTGACACGCAATATAGGGGGTGTTGACTAGACACCCCCTACATCTAGGAGAAAACTTATTCAGCTAATCCTAATCGTTGCAACAAATAGCCAATGTCTCTTTGTAAGTGTTTGATTAAATCTAATGACTTTGTATTACCATTGTCTTTATTCTCAACAACCCATTCAACTAAGCTATTCATAATAACACCACTTACTAGCTTCCAATCCATAGAGTCAGATTTAGGAACTGAAGCAAGGACAGTTTTAATGTCCTTGAGTACAGCTTGGTCTTTGGTGTATTCTAATACCTCAGTAATAATAGGACTAATGTCCACATTAGATACTGAGGTTTGTTTGGTAGTCGTAATTTCATTAGTCATTTCTATTTCTCCTTTTAACTAATTAATAATAATGATGAATAAACACTAAACCACATAATAGCAATAGCTATTGATAAATAAATCAAATTCATTGTGGATAACTATTTACTGTAGTAATAGTATTTGGATTAACATTTGCCCATCTCCTGCCATCTCCATAACCATTACCTACTTTATAAACTAGAACATAATCATTATGTTCTGTATGTTCGCCATTTATTCTTTTATTAGTGCCAAGAATACCACGATGAATATAACCCTCTTCGCCATTGTTTTTAATCCAACGAACAGAAAAGAAACCATTCTTAACTAAATCTTTAAAGTCATGTTTTGTCATTCTAATTCTCCTTTATTTCTAAGTATAATATAAGCATTTTATCAACAATAACAAGTATTAATTTGAACTATTTTTCTGACGCCTGAAGCGCAGCCAGATGCCCGGGCAGCACCCAACCTTATAATATTGGGAGAACGCAAGGAGTTTGGAACAGGAGTTTGCAGGATCGCGCGCCGGGAACTAAATGCGTGGCGAATCAAACTATATATATATTGGAGAGTGCTGAGGAGTTTGGGAGTTTAGAACGGACTACTGGCCAACCGAGCAAGGACTAAACTCCATTACCATCTCTTTTTGAGGCAAGAGCCGAATAACTCCGTTTATCTTGCCTCGTATTAATTGTGAGTTCGGGGGAATCCATTAGTATGCTCCCACTCACACTTAGTTAAAGCTCTTTAAACTAAGAAGTTATATCATCATGCTTTAACTGTCATCATTATATCATCAAATGCATGACATCTCAATCCTTTCTTTCTTTTTCTTGTGGATAACTAATTAACGAACCCACTCACCGGGATCCCGGTTGCAGCTGCTGGACCAGCGTAGATCCGAATGCAGCTGCTGGAAGCCCGGGAGCTTCAGGAGTTTGCGTGGAGTTTAACCACTCAACATCCTATATATTACCACCAAAATAACGCAGAAAACCACGATTTTAACTGGTATGAGTAATCCTATTCAGTCCATACTACCTTCTCTTTCTACCTGCTTTTTCAGGTCCATCTCCTGTGTACCTGGGCGTCTTCGGTTTGTCAACCCCAAATAATGGCAGAGTTCTGCCATTTCATTTCAGCGTAGGAAGTACCGGCGCGCCCGGTGCGGGCAGCTCACCAAAATACAAAAACCCCAGTTTTCAGTCATTCTTCAGGGAGTTTGGGAGTTTCGGACTTGACAAGTTTGTCTCGCGGGCGCCGGGCGCCCGGGAAAGTTATCCCCAGGTTATCCACAGTAGGTTGTGGATAACTAGGGAGTTTGGGAGTTTTAGTTTTCTTGTGGTTTAAATATATTTTTAAACCCTTGTGCAAATCCTTCCTCTTGTGCAGTAGCTATATCTTCAGCTCGCTTTGCGTTGCGTGTCATAACGGGAACAACCCCATCATAATGATTCGCAATCCTATTTAATACTATATTGTTTTCTTCTATGCCATCAGCAATCCTATTGAGTGCTTGGCTTATACTGTCGTCTACTACCATAATAACTCTCTTTCTATAAGGATACTTCGTTAGTTGTATCCTCGGTTGTTGATTAGTTATCTAACTATTGGCTAATCAATGTGTGTATTATAACATAAAGTTATCCACAATGCAAGACCTTATTTCAACTATTTGCCTGAAGCACTCAGCTGCGCATCCCGGGCCCAGCTGCACGAATCAGGATCCACGCTTCGAAATTATTTGGCAGAAACTGGGGAGTTTGGGAGTTTGGGAACAGGATCGCGCCCGGGCGCTCACCAGGCCGCTGCCGACCGACCAATATAAAGTGGCAGAATTAGTGGAGTTTGGGAGTTTCGGAGTTTAAAGCGCAGAAGACCTGCGGGATCCCGGCCACTGGGCCGCTGTACAATGCCCCGGGCACAACGTCATCGTATGGGAGTTTACGGAGTTTGGGGAGTTTGTCTCCCCCAAAAAGGTTTACGACCCTCTTCCCGGGGTCGTAAACTAGGATATATGAAGGAGCACCATGTATGACATGAAGAGCATGCCACGCCATTTGTAATGGGGAAATCAACACATTGCCAATACCTTTTTTATTACGACGTACTACTTTCAATTCAACTGTAAAAAATCCCAAATCTTTATGATAAATTAGACAATCTGGGAATCCTGGTGTAACGTATGACTCAATACGTGTTATGATAAATTCATCATCTCCATTTTCCAAACATTTCTTGAAAGTCTTGTAGAAATTTGTTTCCGTTTTTACGGTCATACTTCTTTTTGTTCTTCACTATCTTTTGTTTGTACTGGGGTGATGTCTTTAAGTCCTTCGCCATTGGATTTCTTTTCTTGAACTTCAAGGACCACACCTTTTTCATCTTTTTTAAACTTTCCATCTAAACCTATTTCCTTTAATTTACTTAGAACTTCTTCGCGTGACATATCGTCAATTGAACCTGTTCTGATTTCTTTTCTATCGATGTACAATCCAGCAGCTTGCCCTCGCAACCGCTCAGCGTTAACAGCAGCACTATAAGACTTTTCGCCCAATGCCTTATCACGTAATCTTGCCAACTCTTGCACATGTTTATTCATCTCCACTTTATGCGTTTCAGCTATTTCATTTCTCCTCTTGACCACAGCTGCTACAACCTTAGGAGATTTCTTCGTATTCAACAACTCGGAAGCTGTTGTTGCTGCACGCTCTTGTTTATATCCAGACTGCCTAGCACACTCAGTTGGTGTTAGTCTACCCTCATTAGCAGTATATATTTCAACAAAAATCCTTTGTTTCTCAGTTAAACCATCAGCACCACGTGGGTATTTCAATGCCATGTCTCTGGTATTGCGAATGGCATTACGGAGGCCCTCTTTTTCCCGGAGGGTTAACTCCTTGTTTATATTGACTTTTTTGCTCATTTAGACCTCCAAAATCGTGTTTTTTGGACATTGTGACAAGACTCGTAATACCTTGCCAATACCTGATTCTCTATATCCACCTTGAAAAACTGTCCTCGGTATTGCGGTATTGGCAAATCCCGGGATAAAAAAAATAAAAAAACTTTTTAGCATCCAGCGCCGTAATACCATACTCATCATAATACTACTATAGAACGCTTCGAATGTCTAATAATATCAAGATATCCGCGCTTTTTTAGTGCATAAACGTAGGCATGCACGTTACTCTTTGATCGCATCTTATTCATCTGTTTCATCTCTTCATAAGAGGGTGAGTACCCATTAGCAGCTATAAAATCCTTGATAACCTTGAGAAAATGAGCTTGTTTCTTAGTCAATCCCATCTTGCCCTCCGTAATACCTTTGCCAATACCTTCGTCCTCATAAGTCCATCCCCGCCTTTTATCGTACTTAGCTGTCATTTTTTTATCTCCTCTATTGTTTTTATTATAAGATATACACTCAACCAAATTAGAAAGAACAGAACAACCCATGAAAAAAATCCACTCATTTTTTGTCCTCTAACCCTTTAGCATTAGGATGACTCCAATAGTCCTTCCTTACTCTATCCATCATTTCATTCTTTCCCCATTCCTCTATGACTTCATGAGTAATGGATCTCTCTAGCGTACGTTGTATTTCTTTTTCCTCCTCTGTTAATTCTATTCTCTTTGGACCCTTCTTCCTTATGTATGTAGATATTTTGGCCCATGTTATAATATCGTCATAGCTCTTAGGCCTAAGATATCCTTTCTCCTGGTCCAATCGCGGCAGCTTAGTGTCACTGTCCCATTTACTCCTGATATATTCTTTAACTTTCTCCTCATCATCAAATTCTCTAACTACCTTCTCAATGACGCGTTTCTCACGCCAAACATTTATCTCATACGTTGGCATAGTCCACCTTTAAATACTCAATCTTTTTTACCCATCCAGTTGGTATTGCAATGTGTCTGCCGCCGTCTTCATCATTCTCTTCATTTGAGTAATCACCCATTATAACTGTACGCTCATCGTTTCTAGTAACTAACCACCCCACTGAATAGCAAGTAGCTAGTGCTTCTTTCCTGATATCTTCCAAAGAATGCCATCCAGTCTGGCCATCCTTGGCGTCGTACCACGTAACGCGTACCATTGGTATTTTCTCTAACTTCATTTCTTCTTAACCTTCTTAAATTTCCTACCAACAATAAATACCACACTATTAATGCAGGTATTGATGGTCACCATGATAAGGATCCACCATTGCCAAAACTCAACACTCATTTTTTCCTTGGTTCTTTTATCTTTATTCCCTTATCATCAGCTTCTTTCCTAATAAGATGCATCATTTGTTGTCCCGGTCCACGCATCGCTTTCATTCCCATCTTTACCAATGCGTCATAGTACGGAATCTTAATGGCAATTGATTTATATTTACTTGTATCTACCATTAATCAGTTCCTTCCTTAAACGGATCACCACGCCTCATATTAAACATACTCTCAATACCTTCTTCCTTCTCCAGTTCATATTTATTCAATGTTAATTCCTTCTTGAGCTCTTTTATGCGGTAATTAAGAGTGCTAATAGTGGGTTGAATTTCACTGTGCTCATCTATACGTTTCTCGAGGATTGCTTTCTCCTCTATTAATGCAAACATATGATCCATTTTTTCTTTTCTGCTCTCTACTGCCATTAGAATCTCTTAACCTGTCCTATTTCTTCAATCTGATCCTGTCTTCTGTATTCATCCAAGCGCTCTTCCATTCCATATTCATACCGTTTCCATAATATATTCATTACACGTTCAAATTTCTTACGATCAATTACTTCCTGGGCCGTTTTCGGCGTACGTAAGGCAATACGTGAAAGACGATTCTTTTCCTTAACTAAACTTTCATATAAACTCATAACATACCAAACCAAATCTTATATACCCACACTAAGATCTGAAACGCTATCCATATCTTAATAGGTATTACAAGTAACCAAAATAAGCCCCAAACCATATCAGCGTGAAAAAAAGACCATTGCTAATCCCACCACACAAATAACGAGCATAGTCAAGGAATAATCGTCTAAAAAAGTCATCATTTAATTAATCCTAATATAATTATAGTAATCGACAAAAAAACAATGTAAAATAAGGCTACTAACACGCGTTCTTTCATTTATTTCCTCACCGCTATGTATTCGTAGTCAAACCTTCCGTGTTTTTTCTGTACCAACGTGACTAAATTGGCAATATAAGCATCATAAACAGCACTTTGCAGCTTCTCAACTCTTTTTATGTCTTGAGTTGGTGCGATTGGCTGAATGGAAGGTTCGACTAAGTACCCACGGTAGTAGGTGATCTTATCACGTTTCTTAGATCTATTTATCCAAGTGTGAAATGCCTTTAAACTCATCATATCTTTAACCGAAACGTCTATTAAATCTTTTGATAACATTTCTAACTTTCTCTTGTTCATTTATTGCATCCTGTAATATTTTTGATGCAAAATCCACATCCTTATTGATGTATTTATTAGCCCATTGGATTGTTGCTGTCATACTGCCACACATACCACCATAGCTAACAGACGCTGTTTTTCTACCCTTGGAATAAGGGTACGTATCTATGTTTATAAATCCTCTTACACTCATAATTTTCCTCTCCAGTTAAACCATCCTAGCTCAGAGTTCAGGCCGTGCTAGGATGGATCATAGTTCTTCACTACAGCCCATATTATACGGTAATTGATGGGATAAGTCAAGGAAATAATTATGGCAGTATTCCGCCAAAAACACGTGTCAAGAGAAAAATAACTTTTTCATTGCGCATTTTATCCACACAATATATAACTAAATCCTCAACTTCATTTCATCCAGTGGACTCTGTGCGCGCATTCGTTGCGCCAGGGTCCTTTTTAGAGAAAAGGCATGGCAAGAACAATTAGAATAGTAAAATACAGAACGAGAAAGGTCTGGAAAAATATTAAAAAATGGTTAAGATATCACCCTGAAAAACATTATTTCAGGGGACCACATGACAACTATTAAGATATTTTTCTTTTTGATGATATTTTCATCGCCCAATATGCCTTCAGTCAAGTATAATGCGGTGATATACCCTACAGAAACGCAGTGTTTAACCGCGCAAAGAGATTTTATGATGCTATATGACGCAAAACCCTTAGAATATAAGGAAAAAGTCATAATTCACACCGAATGTATTCCGGTAGATGCTTTCCCTATAGAAGGTCTGCCTCCAGCCAAAGGTATAGGCATTTAGTGAGATGCAAATTATTATTTTACTGTTAACTCTATTTATGATAGGATGCTCCGGCATGTCAATGAAACCTCATAAGACAACACTTAGTTATGGAAAATCTTATACAGACAAGTCTGACGAGGATAGCAAGGACGTGCAAAAAGATTCATTTAGCGTGAAGCAAGACTTCATATGGGAGTAGATTATGAACGGACTTAAGATATCCTTCGCTGTTGTGGCCTTTGTCCTCGTTCAGGGGATAGGTGTCATATGGTACGTGAGCAAATTGGATTCGCGTGTTGACCAGATGTACAAGAGTTTCGAAGAGGAGAATAAGAAAGAAGTTATAGAGAATCAGGTCAAAATGAAATTGGATCTGGAAAATTTAATAGCAGATGTCAACCAATTAACCAAAGACATGAAGAAAATGCAATCTAAAGACAAGGAAATTGTCAAGCAGAACCGCGCTATTGAGAAGCAGCACAAGGATCTGTTTAAATTTTTGGAAGATCAGCAACAAGGCATGAACCAGC